ACCACCACCTCCCAAATAACACGGCTAAATTGCAACATAATATAGAACACGGTACTATTACTTTTACAACTGAATAAGGTTTCAGGGTGAGCCTGTATAGGCTTTAGATATTTTTACGAGGACTTTTATGGTCACACCTAACCAGGTAGACGCATCCTCTGAGATTGATTCCTCCCCAGAAGTCACCGACTCCCTCCCTGTGGGCGACGAGCCACTTATCCCAGCCGACTGGGACGAGCAGGTTCTAGCAGCAGCGACGGACGAGGCTACTGCCACTGGCGACGAAACGACCTCCGACGATAGCGAAGTTCAACCCGAAGAAACCTCGGAAACAACCGAAGAATTGGCTGTAACTGAGGGGACTCCCGCCGAGCCTATTGCTGACGAAGCAGAAACCCCAGAAGAATCTGGAAGGATGCGGACTCAGGAAGAATGGTCTAAGCGAGAGTCTTCCATCAGGCAGCGCGAGAATGAGCGCGAGAATGAGATGGTCGCCCTGAGAAATCAGGTAGCGCAACTTCAGTCAACGTACTCAGATCAGGTCTTAGATGCAGAAGTTCGTGGCTATGCACAATCACTGGAAAGCCAGTTAGTTGCAGAAGGTCACGATGAAGCAGGGGCTAATAGGCTTGCGACACAGCAAGCTAATTCGGTCAAGTCTGCGTTTCAAGCTGAACAAAGGGCTAATGCCTTAGAACAGCAACTATCGCAGGTAAATCAATCTGCTGAAATTACTTCTAAGAATGCTTCGGTAAACGAGATGATGCGACAGCACGGTGTTCCAGAAAGCCAACGAGCATTGCTCCAGGGCTATTCAGATCCCGCTCTGCTCGTAGAGGCATCAAAGGTTCTTGGTGAAGCTGAGAGCCTACGAAAACAACAAATATCGGCTAAACAAGCAGAAGTTCCTTCCGGTGGCGAAGCTAATACCTTCGACGGTGGTGTTGGACAGGGTGGCACAGTAACAGATCAGCAGTGGCTGAACTCTGTTTATGCACAGGGCAATTCTAACGATCATGCTCGTGCAAATAAGGTCATGCGTTCAATGGGAATAAACCTTGGTTAGCTTCAAGGAAAACTAAAAATGGCGACAGGACAAACTATCACTGATAGTTTGAGCGATTCACTACCTACAGTGGTGAGTGCGGCTCGAAATGTCCGTGAGTACAAGGGTGTAATGACCCAAATCGTTGACAAGCAGACGCTTGGCGCAGGTGTTGGTAACAACTGGCGTGAGATTGATCTTGCCAAGCTAACCGCTCAGGCAATTACAGAGACAACTGAGGAAGACAACCCTCAAGAACTCTCTGACAGTGCGATTTCTGTAACCCCTTCGGTTATTTCGGTTCACACAGTCATCACTGACCGTGCTGCTCGAAACGTATCGAAGAACGTCTTCGCTAAAGTTGGCTCACTTGGTCAGCAGGCGATTGAACGACAGAAAGACAAGGACGGCCTGACTGTTCTTGACGGTGCGACTACTTCTCTTTGTGGTGCAGGTACTACTCTTACGAGTGGTCACATTGCAGCAGCAGCGTATCGCATCCGCGGCAACACAAGTGAACCCTGGGACGGGCCTATTGCATTCGTGCTTCACTCCTTCCAGATGAAAGACCTGTTTGACCAACTCGTAGCGGGTGTTGGAACTTACGACATCTCTAAGGGTCTAACGGCTGATGTTTTCAAGAACTCGTTCAACTTGCCTATTGCAAACGCACAGGCATACACGGATGACAACATCACTATTGATTCTGCTGACGATGCTAAGGGTGGAGTGTTTGCTTCAGGTGCAAACGGTGCGATCATCTTGGTCCAGGCTCGAATGCCCTGGGTAAAGACCATTCGTAACGAGAAACTTGGTGGCGGTGCTACTGAGGTTCTTCACAGGGACGAGTACGCTTACGGAGAACGCTCTTCAGGCAACTGGCTCTACGAAATCCTGTCGGATGCAACTACTCCTACATCGTAGAGAGACTAACTAATTAGTCCCAAACCCGCCTTATCGGTAAGGGGACGAGGTAATAAAAAATGGCTATTAACGCTCAAGGAGAGCCGGGACGTATCCGACTTTTCTACGACTTCTATGGTGAAGACTCCATAGCTAACACGGCTGAACTGCGATCACTTGGCCCGTTTTGTGTCGGTGGTCAGGGTAATGCTGAAGTTGATGCTGGTGTTCCAACCATTGCCGGGATTCTTTCCGGTGCTGGTCGGCTTACCACAACCAACGAAGACAACCACACTACGTTGGTTGGCACTCAGGCAGCATTTGATGTTGCCCTTAGTGGAACCCTTGTTCTTGAAACTCGTGTTCAAATGGAAAACCTCGATACTAAAGAGGTATTCATTGGCTTTTCAGACATTGCGCCTGAAACGCTTTCAATCGAAACGGACATCCTCACGGGTGCTACTGCAACGATGACGAATACCGCTTCGGACTTCGTTGGTTTCTTCTTGTCAGCGGAACTTAGTGATGACGAAGATTGGCACGCTGTTTACAACGGTGGAACTGCCAGTGCTGTTACAACTTCCACGTCATTAGACCTGGACGATGACGCTGTTGCCGGGGAATGGCAAATCCTCAAACTTGAGGTTGCCCCTAACGGTGACACTCGTTGGTACGTTGACGGTGACTTGAAAAAGACCGTTGCGGGTGCTGCTTCTACTTCTGTCAACCTTGGACTTTGTGTCGGGGTTGAAGCAAAGGGAGCGGCTATTGAGACTCTTGACGTAGATTACATTCTCGTCAAGGCAAACCGTGACTGGAACGCCTAGTCAATAGGCAAATAAAGCCCTCGCCCTTCGGGGCGGGGGCAACAACTAACGCGGGGGCCAGAGGAGTCAAATGATTGATGCAATAGCTTTTCATGTCTCTGATGACGAGCCTTCGTTCCTGCTACGTGAATACGATGCTGACAAGCCAGGTCACGGTTCACACCGTTTTCAAGAATTGCGAGTTGTCAGGAACGATAGAATAGCCACATATAAAGAAGTGCTTGGTAGGTCTGATTTATTTGTTGGGGCAAAGCCGATTAACATAATTGGTGGCGACCCTTCTACTGGTGGCGTTTATGAAACAGTAGGTAGCCTTCGTGATATGGCAAATGAAATGCGTTCGAGGGGATTCTCTGATGACGCGTATGACGTATCGCCAACAGGAACACCTGAGCAATGGGCTGAGGCGTACCACGATGAGCGTGCAAAGCGTGAAGACCGAAAGAGGAAGAACTAATGGCCGTTACAAAAGAACAACTAGCAACCATGGCAGATATGGCGAATAGCAGCCTTGATGGAACATCTGTGCATGAACTTGCTTTAGAAGCGCAAGATGCTATTGATGACACGGATCTGAAGACGGGTGAGTTTACCCATACTCCGACAGCAGATGATCTGTTTGCCACGATTGTTGAGGAAGCATCGTCGGCAGGCAAGTCGGTTGTTTATGACATTCGTAACGGAGAGGCTTCCATTGTTAATAACAACATGCTGCCATCTCAGCTAGGTAAAACTGATCCTGAAACTGGGAAGCGGATATTTACTACCCGTCGAGCAGACGCTCCACCAGTTGACGTTGGAGAGTACCTTTGCTTGCTGCATGAGAACCACTCCGACCGTGAATATCACAAGAGTCTTGGACTTGGCACTTGCAATAAATCAAACCTTCGCACGATGCTTGACGTTAGAACACACGCACAAAATCGTCACAGGGCTGAGTGGGCTGCTATTACTGAGGCTCGTGACCAGGAGCGAGAAGATCAAGAACGTAAGATTCGGACGCTTACTCTTTCAAAATTGATGCCCGATAACACTTCAGAGGCTGTTGTTGATATCGCACAGCCCGTAGAGGCTGCTCCAGCACCCGAAGTGCCTGTTGAGGTTTGGAAGACCTCCTCCGGGACATGCCCTCAGTGCGAATGGACAAATAGCGCAGCAAAAGCCAGATCGCGTACCGCAGCGTACTACGGACACAAGAAGATTCACGCGTAGAGGTTCGTCATCGCAGTCATAATATCCCAAACCAGAGAAGAAATTGCCGCAAGCATTGGTGAGCAGTATGGGGGCTATGAGTCGCACACTGCCACTTCCGGTGGCTCTACCTCTACCTTTATTGATTCAGAACTAGAAGCCACGGATGACTACATCAATGGCTGGTACTGGCGCGGAACGTCAGGAACTAACGACGAGGTAATCAGGTTAGTCAATGACTACACCGGCTCTTCTACCACGGGAACACTGCGTGGTGATGTTCTGGCAGCTACCGTAGCTGACGGGGATACCTACGAACTCTGGCACAGGGACTTAGATCCTACGAGGGTTCATCGTGCAAT